TAATCTGTATATGTTTTCAGAGGGGCGCCTATAATGGTGCCCCTCAGAAAGTGAAATCATGCCTCGTCTTTTCGGCTTCGAGTTCAACTTTAATCAAAAGTCATCGGCGCCTACTGCGTCGTTACTGAAACCGACCTCGAACGCAATCAGTTTCGTTCCTCCCGATAATCAAGACGGCGCCTTAAATATTCAATATGGTTCCGCCGGTGGTTACTTCGGCTATTATCTGGACCTCGATGGTGCGGTTATTGATGATCCCCAACTCATCAATCGCTATCGAGAAATGCAGATTGTGGCGGAGGTCGATGAAGCCATAGACCAGATCATCAACGAAATTGTGGTGCAGGATGCTGAACGGATGCCTGTCGCATTGAATCTGGACTATGTGGATCTCGGGGAAGAACTCGAAACCCGCATTCAGTCCGAATTCGCGAACCTTCTCAAAATGCTCAACTTCCATCGCGATGCATATAGCCTTGTGCGGCAATGGTATGTAGACGGTCGTATTTATTTTCATTGTGTGGCGGATGAATCGGATCCGAAGGCGGGTATTCAGGAATTGCGACTCGTTGATCCGCGCACCATTCGCAAGGTACGTGAGGTCGCCCGTAAACGCCATCAGGAAGGGCAGTTTGACATTGTTGAAGTTGTTCGGGAGTACTATGTGTACAACCCGATGGGCTTTGTTGCTCCAACCAACCTCTCAGGGTCAGCGAACACCCCTACAGCGGCCATGCTAAACTATAACGGTATTCGTATCACCACGGATGCTGTTGCGTTCTGCCCGTCAGGACTCTACGACGTAAACAAGCGGACAGTGCTTTCATGGCTCCATAAAGCCATCAAGCCACTGAACCTGCTTCGCATGATCGAAGATTCCGTCGTCATCTATCGTGTTGCGCGGGCGCCCGAGCGCCGTGTGTTCTACATTGATGTGGGTAACCTTCCCAAGCAAAAGGCAGAACAGTATCTCTACGACATCATGCAGCGGTATCGGAATAAGCTCGTCTATGATGTTGGTACCGGTGAGATTCGCGACGACCGCAAGTTCATGTCAGTGCTTGAAGACTTCTGGCTGCCTCGACGTGAAGGGGGTAAGTCAACCCAGATTGAGACATTGCCCGGTGGTCAGAACCTCGGGCAGATGGAAGACGTGGATTACTTCCGCAAGAAGCTTTATCGTGCGCTTGGGTTGCCTCCCACACGAACAGAAGCAGGGCAGGGTTTCCAGATTGGTCGCGCCACGGAAATTACCCGTGACGAACTGCGATTCACCAAATTTATTCACCGGCTGCAAGTCCAGTTAAGTCATCTGTTCGATCAGTTGCTTGAAAAGCAATTGCGAATGAAGAATGTGATGACGGAGGCGGAGTGGTATAAAATCAAGGACAGAATTCGCTATAACTGGCAGCAAGACTCCTACTTCGAAGAACTGAAGATGAACGAAATTCTCACGGCTCGTATGAATCTTGCTACGCAGATGGAACCATTTATCGGGAAGTATTTCTCGAATCAGTATATCCAACGTGAAGTTTTGAAGCTCTCTGATATGGATTTATCGAATATGCAAGCCGACATGGCTGACGAATCGTCGGAAGCCTCAACATTTGACATTGAAGCAGATGCCACGTTGCGCGACACCGATAATCGCGAGACTAACACTAACCCTTCAGTGGAACCTTCTGGTGACGTGGCTTCGTCACGGAAGAAATCCACAATAGACTAAATAGTGTAAAGATATGCCGATTACAGCCGACACCGCAGTTACTCAGATTCTTATTGACAATCCAACGCGAGTTGTCGGGAAATTTTTATATTACTCCCTTAGTGGTACACCACACGCTGACGTTATGAAAGTGAATGTCGCCGCACTGTCCTATGGTGTTCACAAAGTTGTGCTTACTAGTCGAAACGTCGAGGTTTTACGCGGTGCAGTAATGGTGGGTACATCCAGCAGCGCCAGTTCCATTGTCGTTGACTGGTTAGCTTCGTCTAACACTGTAGTGGTGGGTGAGTTGACTGGTGCTACGTCATATACCAATGGTGAGACATTGACCTTTACGGGTGGAGGCGCGGATACTGCTGTGACGGCGACTGCTAATGCGGCGACTGCATTTACTACGCCCGACCGTAACCTCGATATCACTAGTGTGTGGTACTCCGTCAGTCCCACGATGGTTGTGGAGCTTGGATTTGCCTCCTCGACTGGAGCCGCAAATACGACATCGTTGATATTATCGGGATCTGGATACTTCGGTAAGAACGCCCTGCCGTTACAGCTTGATAATCCGACGCTCACTGCTCCTACTGGGAACTTTTTTATTGGCGCGCCAGTCGTGCCAGCCAAGACGGCGTACAGCATCATCGTTGAGTTCCGCAAGACCGAAGGTTTTGCTGATGTCCAATAATTCCAGTTACTAGAGGTCACCCATGAATTCATTTACACAACTTGTCCAGCACGTAAAGAACGCCGATTGGTCTGGTGCGAATCAGGTCTTCTCAGAAATCATGCAGCAGAAGACCGCAGACAGAATCGAAGTTGAGAAGAAGACGATATTCAAGGAAGGTAAAGGCAAGCTAGGGCCCGGTGGATACGGCGCGCCAGGTGAGGACGATGGTGGTGTCAGGGAAGATGCGGAAAGTGGCTCGGACGGTTACAAAGCCTACTTCAAGTCTATGATGAAGAAGCACGGGTATGACTCTCCCGCCGATATTCCAGCCGACAAGAAAGACGACTTCTTTAACGCAGTCGATAAGGGCTACAAAGCTAAGAACGAAGCTGTCGATGATGACGATGACGGAGCAGCAATACGTCGCTCTGCGGAGGGACGGTAACCAGCAGCCGCACGTCATGAATTCATTTACACAACTTGTCCAGCACGTAAAGAACGCCGATTGGTCTGGTGCGAATCAGATCTTCTCGGAGATCATGCAGCAGAAGACTGCGGATAGAATCGAAGTTGAGAAGCAGACGGTGTTCAAGGAAGGTAAAAGCGTTGAGCGGATCATGCGGGATATAGGCAGCCATGACGCTGCACACAGCGGATGGTCTCCCGACCGCGTCGCGGATGAGGTTTATAAAGAGCTAACTGGTAACCGCAATAAGAACCGCCAAAGAAGACTGCCGCCCGCAGCCGTCGTTAATAGTGCGATAAAAGATTTCTTAAAGAGCGGTGAGCGGCCGGCGGCTCACGGTAGATCAGCATGGCGTCGTGCTGGCCAGGTGCTGGACAAGGCCACCAAGGCAGGCATCAAATGGAATCAGAGGTTACTTAAACCGGCAGACCGGCGCCAATTGGAACTGAAACTCAGGTAGGTAATCCATGAAACTAATAGCAGAGTTTGTTTCTCCCCGCGACGTTAAGCCCATCGTTGAATCAACGGACCACGGCAAGACTTACCATATTGAAGGTGTCTTCCTTCAGTCCGAGATAAAGAACCGTAATGGGCGCATCTATCCACAAGCTGTGTTAGAGCGGGAGGTCGCTCGATACAACGAGGAATACGTCTCGCAGAACCGTGCGCTGGGCGAGCTTGGGCACCCCGACTCTCCTCATATCAATCTTGATCGCGTCTCTCACATGATCACCAATCTTACGATGGACGGCACGAACTTCATAGGTCGTGCCAAGATCATGGACACGCCATATGGCAAGATTGTGAAGTCTTTTATTGATGAGGATGTCAAGTTTGGTGTGTCTTCGCGTGGCGTCGGTTCGTTGCTGGATGATAACGACGAGAGTGGGTCAGTTGTCGGTGAGGACTTCTATCTCTCCACGGCCGCAGACATCGTTGCAGATCCGAGCGCGCCAGACGCCTTTGTCAGTGGGTTGCGTGAAAGTAAGGAATGGATCTGGACTAACGGTGTGCTATCGCACGAACAAATGTACGCCCTCGACAGACAAATCTCTATGGCACCTGTCAAAAGCGGATCGGACAGTCGCAAGCTCACTACGAAAGTGTTTGAATCGTTTCTTCGAGAATTGAAAATCGGAACGAGGATCACATAACGCAGCGTAGCTTAATACGTCTCGACGAACAACTTCCCCTTCGCTAACACATCTACAAACCCCGTATCGATACGACGGAACGCATAGAAGTATGTGCGTTCCGTTAGGGCCGTGGTCTGTGCGGCGGTTAGATCTACATCCCACACGCCAAAATCACTCGCACTAGATACGTTCGCTGATATCCCACCATTGATGGTCGCAATGACCGACCCACCACGCGTCGTGCGAAGTTCAAATCGAACATTCCAATCAGACAACGAACCTAGTTCTGTCGTTGGCGCTTGTACCAAACGAAACCGAAGCCGATAGTCGCACCCTCTATTGATCGAGAAATCTTGTGTTTCGGTCATGTTGTTATTTAGCTTTCCTTGGTCCAAGCATCTAGATGCACCAACTGGTTTTGTCTCGCCCGAATCGCTGTGACCAAGGTGTATTGAATGTCATTGAGAGTCACCATGTTGCTGCGGGCGCGAATGCGAATCAGCGACGAGCGATAGACATATGATGGCGATGCAGACGCGCTTGCTGAACTTGACGGACTCACCGATGCCGAGGGTGAGACGGATAAGCTGGCAGAACTCGACGGGCTGAATGAGCTTGACGGACTGGCAGAACTCGACGGACTGAACGAGCTTGACGGACTGAACGAGCTTGACGGACTGAACGAACTCGACGGGCTCACTGATGCCGACACGGAGCTTGACGGGCTGAACGAGCTTGACGGGCTGAACGAGCCTGACGGACTCAGGGACGGCGATAGCGACGGTGAGGGGGAACTGGACGGACTCCTCGACGCGGACGGGCTAACGGAGCCTGACGGACTGACAGAACTCGATGGACTGACAGAACTCGATGGACTGAACGATGCCGATGCCGAACTTGATGGACTGCCAGAACTTGACGGGCTCACTGATGCCGACACGGAGCTTGACGGGCTCACCGACGCGGATGCGGAACTCGACGGGCTCTCCGAACTTGACGGACTCACCGATGCCGACGCGGAACTTGACGGGCTCTCCGAACTGGACGGACTGACAGAACTTGACGGACTGACAGAACTCGACGGGCTCTCCGAACTCGACGGGCTGAAGGAGCTTGACGGGCTATACGAGAGAGACGCCGAACTCGACGGACTCACGGAGCTTGACGAACTCACGGAGCTTGACGGACTGGCAGAACTCGACGGGCTGACTGAGGCCGACGTGGAGCTTGACGGGCTGACAGAACTGGACGGACTCAGTGATGCAGATACCGATGCTGATGGTGATACCGACAGTGATGGTGAGCTTGACGGGCTCCTCGACGCGGACGGACTCACCGAGCTTGACGGACTGCCTGAACTTGACGGGCTCACCGAACTTGACGGGCTGACTGAGGCCGACACTGAACTCGACGGGCTGAATGAACTTGACGGGCTTACCGAACTCGACGGGCTACCTGAGCTTGACGGACTCACGGACGCCGATGACGAACTTGACGGGCTGACTGATGCCGACGTGGAGCTTGACGGACTGCCCGACGCGGATGCAGAACTCGACGGGCTCACTGAGCTTGACGGACTGCCTGAACTTGACGGGCTCACTGAACTCGACGGACTACCTGAACTTGATGGGCTGACCGACGCTGATACGGAACTCGACGGGCTAAACGAACTCGACGGGCTGAATGAACTCGACGGACTACCTGAACTCGACGGGCTCACCGACGCTGATACAGAACTCGACGGGCTAAACGAACTTGACGGACTCTGTGATGCGGATGCTGACGCCGATGGCGATACCGACAGCGACGGTGAACTTGACGGGCTCTTCGACGCTGATGGACTTGCCGATGCGGACGGGCTTACCGACGCCGACGGGCTCACCGAGGTGGACGGACTGACTGACGCCGACGGACTAAACGAACTCGACGGGCTATATGATCGAGACGCCGAACTCGACGGGCTCACCGAACTCGATGGGCTGACTGAGGTTGACGGGCTTACGGATAGAGATACGGAACCTGACGGGCTCACGGAGGCCGACGCGGAGCTTGACGGGCTCACGGACGCCGACGCGGAACTACTCGGACTCTGCGAACTTGACGGACTGACTGACGCCGACGGACTGACTGACGCAGACACCGAACTTGATGGGCTGCCGGAACTTGACGGACTTACCGATGCGGACGGACTGACTGACGCTGATGCTGAACCACTCGGGCTCACAGACGCCGACGGAGATACAGAAAGCGATGGTGAACTTGACGGGCTTCTTGACGCCGACGGGCTCACCGATGCAGACGGGCTTACCGACGCGGACGGGCTCACGGACGCTGATGTTGAACTACTCGGGCTCACAGACGGCGATGCGGAGCTTGACGGACTGACTGACGTTGACGGGCTCACCGACGCGGACACTGAACTCGACGGGCTCACCGATGCTGATGGTGAAACAGACGCCGATGCGGAACTTGACGGACTCACCGACGCCGACGCAGAGCTTGACGGACTGACGGAACTTGACGGACTGACGGAACTTGACGGACTAACTGATGTTGACGGGCTTACCGAACTCGACGGACTCACTGATGCGGACGGGCTTACTGACGCGGACGGGCTCACCGATGCTGATGGTGAAACAGACGCCGATGCGGAACTTGACGGACTCACCGATGGTGATGCGGAACTCGATGGGCTGACTGAGGTTGACGGACTCACCGACGCCGAGACGGAACTTGACGGGCTAAACGAACTCGACGGACTAACTGAACTTGACGGACTCAATGAACTCGACGGGCTCACGGAGCTTGACGGGCTTACTGAGCTTGACGGGCTAAATGAACTCGACGGGCTAACTGACGTTGACGGGCTTACTGAACTCGATGGACTGAATGAGCTTGACGGGCTCACTGATGCAGACACCGAACTCGATGGACTAAATGAACTCGATGGGCTGACAGAGGTTGACGGGCTGACAGAACTCGACGGACTGAATGAACTCGACGGACTGAATGAACTCGATGGGCTGACTGAGGTTGACGGGCTTACTGACGCCGAAACGGAACTCGACGGACTCACCGACGGCGATGCGGAGCTTGACGGACTGACAGAGGTTGACGGACTGACAGAGGTCGACGGGCTCACTGACGCCGAAACGGAACTCGACGGACTGACTGACGGCGATGTAGAACTCGACGGGCTGCCAGAACTTGACGGACTCACTGACGGCGATGCAGAACTCGACGGGCTGACAGAGGTCGACGGGCTCACTGACGCCGAAACGGAACTCGACGGACTGACTGACGGCGATGCGGAACTAGACGGACTGACAGAGGTTGACGGGCTCACGGAGGCCGACGCGGAGCTTGACGGGCTCACCGACCGCGATGCGGAACTAGACGGACTGACAGAGGTCGATGGGCTAATCGACGGACTGAGTGAACTTGACGGGCTCCCCGGGGGCCCTGGTATGTTTAACTCAAACCAATATACTCGGAAGGAGTAGTTGGCCGAGGGACTTACCGACGCGCTGGGCGAGCTTACATATACATTATCATA